TGTTTCGGTCATATCCTGCTGTTTTAGCATGTCTTTTTCCCTTTTCTGGTTAACGTGACATACCAATAACTCTTGTCTGAAAAGCCAGCAAGCTGAAAGACCAGTATTCGCAACCACCAGCGCGTTTAACGTACTGCACCACTTTTCGGGCACAAAAAACCCGCTCAATAGCGGGCTTATTCTTCTTCATTGGTATTAGGCGTCGGCATTTGTCGTGACAGACCAGATGCTCTGCCCATTATGAAAACGGATGCCAATCCTATCAGATCAACAGTAATCAGCGTTCCAGCAAAAACAGTATTACCTCTCCAGGCAAAGACGGTTGCTATCAGCAAAATTAAAAGCGTTATCGAGTAAGCCATCCATTGACCACGCCTGTCTTTTTTTATTGTTCCCGTGACCGTTGTTTTCTGCATTTCATGACGATGAGCCTGCTCTTTCTCACTTCTTGCCATTATCCGCTCAGCAGCACCTTCAACTATATCATCGTATTCACGTAGCATTGATGGTGGAGGAAGCGGACCACGGAAATAGGTTTGACTTACTATGGCTCTAAATTGAGGTCGCTCGAGGAGCCGTTCAAGAACATTTGGATTTTCAACCAGCTCCCCTTCTATCTCTTTAGCCAGCTGTTCTGAACTCTTACATGAATCGTTATCGTGCAGTGGCAAGCTGGCGTTTAAGTTTTCTTGCTCTGAGTCTTGCATATGGCCTCATACTTGTCCGTAAGTCATCGCCTACAGCCTGGAAATCCGAACGTAAAGCATCAGCGTCAGATTTATGAACAACCAGTGCTGTATAATCAGTAGCAGGTATCAGGTCTATGATGCTACCTGCGGCGCGCATGATTCTGCGAGTTGAGCGCAACATACCGTACCTCCTTACATAGTTAACATCTTATAGATCACCTTTGGGGTAATCTTAGAATGAGCCATGCAAGCTGTACAGAATTATTTTATAGCGCACGACTTTCAAATTGGCGCACATAAAAGCAATTCCCCGTAAAAACACAGCAAACGAAGAAAGCAAACTATGCTGGAATCAACTATGGACTTCACTGTTTTTCCGGCACAAAAACCCGCTCGTCGGCGGGTTGTAAAAATTATTTTAACGTCAGGCATAATACGCCCATCGTTGTGGAAAATTTACCACAGATTCGGGAAAAATCAACAACACTATCGCGTTACCTTCTTTAACTGCCACTCCGCCCATGCCTCTTCAATGTCAAACCGAACCACCAACGTATCGTAAAAGCGCTTCACTGATTTTTTCCACGTATCAAGTGTAATAGCACTCGTCACTTTGCATATGGCATTAAATGCCTCCGTTGATGGCAGTCGTTCATAACCACGACCGCCACAACGTTGGCAGTCCCTGATAACAGGCATCCCCCGTTTTTCCGACTCTTCACGATAAATGGCAACACCACGCCCACGGCAATCTTTACAGGCAGTGGAAATCTCCCCCTTCCCTTTACATTCAGGACAGGAAACTTTCACCACCTCCCGGATTTTTTTCCATTCTTCCCAGTAAGACGGATACACACCTTTCGTACACTTTGCCCATACTGGCGGCTTGCCATCCGGATACTGAACCTTGCTTGTAAAAACTTCGCTTTCAATAAATTTTTCCCCATGGCAACAGGGGCACTGCTTTTTACTCGCAGCACTACGGGCATAATCCTCAAAAGCATACGAAGCCATAATGCGCATCACTGCCGGTTTTATTTCTGCCGGAAGTTTTCTTAACGCCGCCACACTATCGCACTGACTTAATGCATAATCTGCCAGTAATTCTGTTGCCCGCACTCTGTCATTCATACTGATGCCCATTTTCCCCAGGAACGCAGAAAATCCCATCTCAGCCCGGTTCTGTGTCATGCCCTGTGCAGCCATCACATCAGTGATACTCAGTGCATCTTTTGATGTCGAGGCGGATGCATCAGTCAGGCCTGGCGATTTCGGGGAATAGTATTTCGGTAAATCTTCCAGCTTCATTTTTTGACCTGCCCGTCATGCATTATTTCGTAAATCTTCACGCCCAACCGACCACCTGGGACAAGCTGACCGCGCACAATATTGATTTCATCAAACTGCTCGTCGTCGATAAGCAACCCCGCATGCGTCAACGCATCCAGCGGTGCTTTCAGGATATTGTCCAGGTCACGACGGCGTTTATCCGGCGGCTCTGCGATAACCGTTATCGCCAGCCTTCCGGACAGGTTTAATTTCAGCCGCTGCTGGCGAACGATAAGCGCCACATCACAGCGATAACGCTTACCGGCTTCAGATATAAAATATGTGCTGCCACGACGTCGCCAGTAAGTGTTCACCGTCGGCGGGTAAGGCAAAACAAATTCTATCCCCATCAGTAACCTCTTTTATCCGAGTACGCCAGTTGCAAAGGCGTGATCAAGAAAACGAAAAATTAAATCAACCTGAGAACCATGCTTTTCTTCGAACGCCTGCGGATCTGCATGAAGTTCATTGTGATGTTCCCGGCACAGCGGCAACGTAAAAATATCGTGAGCTTTTGTCCCCATTCCGCCCTGACCGTGACCAATCAGGTGATGGGGATCGTCTGCTGGCTTACCACAACACGTACACGGCTGTTTCTTTACCCAGCGCGTGTATTTCTCATTCACCCAGCGGCGACGTTTAGGCCGCTTCATGAATGATTCCGGTGACTCCGGATCAACGGCAATGCTGACCACCGTCTTTTCCTGTGGTGCGTTCTGTTGCTGGTGGGCGTGAGGCAACGGCGCAAAATTTTTTGTGCGCTGCTTCAGTATGCTGGTGGCGGTCCGCTCTCCCTGTACGATGTCGCTTTCGCGGTACACCGAGCGGATTTTTTCCGCACGCAACCCCAGAGAACGACGTAATACTGACTCCGGTAGCGCGTCCGCTACCTGATTGCAGACCGCCCACCAGGATAATTCAGCCAGCGACAATTCCCGCTCCTGCGTGCCATTCATTGCGTGACGGATGACGTCAATCATCCATGCTGACAGGTTTTGATGAGCAAGCTGCCCGAGTGATTCGGAAGTCTGGTCACGCAGCTGGTTGTCGCAGTGCCAGCACAACACCATCGCGCCGGTACCGTAACGATGTATGACGGTTTCACTGTGGTGATAGTCACCATGAGGCCACTGGCAGGATTTAACGTGGCGCAACAGCCAGTCAGAGAGTGCGCCAGCACCACCAGCGGCACGAATCACACGCTCATCGCTGAAAAATGGCAGTAATGATTTATCTTCCGCCAGCGGCTGGCGAACGGCAGGAACAACTCCGGACGGCAAACATCGCATGCTTTTCGGTTCCGGTTCCACCAGCACTCGAGGGTTATGAAATACCTGCATGGATTCACGGCCCGGCTTAAGGACCACCAGCCCAAGTTCCGGTACCGGAACAGGTCGAAGTAATACCCGCACGTTACCTCCAGATGCGTTGCTGGAATGTGCGGGATGAACGCGGTGGGCGTTCAGAATAAGGGAGCCTGACTGAAATTATCCAGTGTCGGAAGTCAGGACTGAGGTCTTTCTGAAACTCATACCCACGTCTGCGGTAGTTCTGAATCAGCCATTCGGCCTGTTCTTCAGTGCATGGATCATGCTGGAACCAGTCGGTTTTAAATGCGCGTGAACGCCGCCATTGCCTGCTGGCAGGGGCGGTATCAGAATTGTTAAGTTTTGTGTAATGCACCACTACTATCCCCGTAATGGTGCGACAGATGTCAGTTGTTCAGGCTGACTTAACCAGTATAATTTAGTCTTCTTTAATACAGAAGTGGCTAACAGAATCCATGTGCGCTTCTTTACTGATCAAAATGGCATCAGGTGGTAGTGGTATTACAACAAAGTCGCCATTCTCAAAAGTTATCACTTCATAACTACCAGGAACAGAAAGCGTGGCAATTAATTCCTTATCGTTCATAACCAAAATCCCATGAACTTTAAACACATCCCCTTAAGGGGGCCATCCCTCTTCTCCCTGCGCGCTAACTAAGTAATATGATTCTATTTACCCCAAACGGCCCCTCAAGAACCGCACCCAATGGAGTACACAAAAAGCTAATCAACTACGCCGCACAATAAAAAAACCCGCCGAAGCGGGTTAAGTGCGGGTGCGTTGAGGATGCCTGACACATCATAGGTGGCGGGGGATAAAAATCCCCCGCCAGGTCACCCTTACTCCTCAGATTCGTAAGCTGTGAAGACAGTGACCTCCGTCTGGCCGGTTCGGATTCGTACCTCGCAGAGGTCTTTCCTCGTTACCAGTGCCGTCACTATGACGGTTAAACAGATGACGATCAGGGCGATTAACATCGCCTTTTGCTGCTTCATAGCCAGCTTCTCCTTGCCTTTCGGCACGTAAGAGGCTAACCTACATGTGTAAAGCATGAAATTGGCCTCAGATTAATGTTAAGCGTCTTGCCGGACGCGTAATGTTAACTGGGGCTTTTCTCTGTCTGCCTTACAGTGGCATGCCCGAGGCAGACAGCCTCAAGCACCCGCAACAATCTTACCGACACCGATAAGAAAACGCTATTTTTTATTGCCAGAACCTTCTGCCCAGGCTAATGTATCCGCGTCAGAACGGCGCAATGCGCTCGCCTGAGATACGTTTACTTGTCATTGGTGGCAACAGATAACGGCAATTGTTATTTCTGTTTGTTTCCTTCAAAAACCCCGGACCGTCAATCCGGGGTTTTTGTTTGCTATCCCCAGCGGCAAATCGAATACACCACCACCGCCATTGCAATTCCTGCCGTTGTGAATGCTTCAGGCCAAGTCATCGCAAAACATCCTTCACACTTACCAGCCCGTTCTGTTTCAGATACGCCATCGCCTGTTAAGCCTCACTCGCCAGTATTTATGTTCACACGATCAGGGATAAATATGCCTTTACTCTTAAATGTCGGATTTCAATATTCGAGATTTCTTGCCAACGCCGCGCACGGTTCTATCTTATTACCATTAATTTGGCACTTTGACTCACTCACTGTTATCCTCCTGGAAAATAACCGCATGCCCCAGCTTCTCCGCCAGTGCCAGTTCTGCCTTAGCACCTGCTGACCGCTGCCAGCCTTTCAGCATGTAAATCGCATCCACGCAGCGTATCATCGCCATGCAAATATCCATGTAGTGTGGCTGTGTCAGCCCATCCGGAAGTACTGCCGGGTTTAAGACTGTATGCCCTTCACGTTTCAGTTCCTCTTCCGCCTTGTGAAACGCCTCACGGTTGAAATTTTTATATCCCGTCATTGGGCCGGCAATATAAACTCTCACCCTCACTCCTGAACTCTCCTGTCGAAATAAACGTAGTTATTCACTGTGCGCAACGGCATTCCAAATTTTATGGCGATTTCTCTCCTGGAGACGCCACGCTGATGCAGTTTTCGCGCCAGCTCAATATCGCTCTGAAGATATTTTGCTGACTGGTGAAAATCACCACGCAGAATCAGACTTATTCCCATCTCCCGGGCTTTCGTCCTGACCGCCGCCTCACTACGACCAATCAGACTGCCGATGCTTTTTACCTTCATTGTTCCCGCGCACTGCCGAAGAATAAGGATTTCAGCCCGCACCCAGCCACGCCATCTCACTTCACATCCTCTCCGGAACAATTCATCTGCCGTATAATATCCCGGTGCTTGTTCAGCTCCTGCAGCGCGGCGCAGACACGTTCCCACTTCCGGATATGACTTTTTGCCCGGCGCAGTTCACGGTTTGCCATATGTAGCGATGGCAGCATTACATAGTCGGTATGTTTTTCGGTGAACGATGGCAGTGACCGCACAATATCCGCCACCGTTTCTGTTTTAATTTCTTCCTGTGTTGCCGCTTCCTGTACCGGTAATGCAACCCCCGCTGGCTGAGGAAAGGCTTTACCATCAGTTTCCGCTACCGATGCGGCTTTCAGTTCTGCTGGTAAATTCTCGCCTGGCATGCAGTAACGAAATTTACCGTTCTGATTAACGCGTGCCAGCCGCCCTGTTGAGGTTACTACCGCCAGCGTGGAAGCAACCTTGCGAATGCTGACACCGAACTTACCCGCCAGTTCCTCACACGTTTTAGCCCCCTCCTTGCCGATAAACTCAATCATCATGTCAGCGGTAACTTTTTGTTCGCCCACCCCGGTTAGCACATCCGGTGCTTCAGATTGTACTGGCCGCTCTTCGGTTACCCCGGATTCACCTTCACCAGCCAGAAACCAGGTATGACCTGTTTTATCAACGACGCCATTTCTTTTGAGTTCCCACAGCTCGTTCAGCACTTCTTCACGACTGATATCAAGTCGCGCGGCCAGTTCCACCGACGTGGCTTTTCCCATTGCGTTCAGTGCGTCAAAAACAGTCTCCATTAAAATTTCCTCCCGGTAAAAATTACTTCTCAATTCCTGGCTGGATGACATTCGTGCGCCAGCTCTCCCAGTTAAAATTCACCCAGCGACCACCGTTCATGGTCATGCGGTCCATTACGCGCTCGCCAAGCAGCGTATTCATCGCCGTATGGTTCAGGTTCGTCAGCATCCCGACGCTGTGCATCGAGGCCGTTCTGCGATCGACTATCTGGTTCAGAGTGACCTGTTCGTTACGCGTATCCCGCTGCATACCGATTTCATCCAGGATAAGCAGGTCAACCTCACACAACCCCTGCAAAAATTTTTGCCCGAGTTTTTGTTGTCGTAGTTGCCGTGTAACGCCAGCATCACATCCGCCACCGTCACCACAATCATGCTGCGACCTTTCGCCAGAAGATGGTTGCCGATGGCTGCCGCCAGGTGATTTTTTCCGGTACCCGGCTTACCGCTGAACACAAAATTTGTGCACCAGGTCATCAGCTCGTCCGCAATGGACTTCGCCTGGCTGAGTGCATGACGCTGTCCGTCGATCTGCACCAGGTAATTCGCAAACGAACATTTCTGGTGCAACGGCTGGATACCGGAACGATTCAGGAATTTTTCCACCCGTAACTGGAGATTCTGGCGGTTAATTTCCTCACTACGCTTTCGCCCTTCCGCAAGCTGCCACCCCCGCCACTCGTCCACTGTCCGGTACGGCGCGGTTACATGCTGCGGGGCCAGCTTACGGATACGCTCAAGAACACCACCTGCCGCAATATTTTTCATAACCCGTTACCCCCTGAATCCCGGCGGAATTTCGGTGTCCGGTTCAGAAATGTGATTCACACAACGCTGGTTGTTCGTGCCGCTTACCGGAATCAACCAGGGGTTTTCAAAATTCCGGTCCGGTCCAAAAAACGTCGTCGCTCGCTGAACAAATTCCGTTCCCGTTTTCCCGGTAGCCGCCAGGTATCTTGCATAACGCCTCACACCATCCATCATGGCCTCTGGTGGCACCCCCTCGCGTAATCTGGCCTTCCAGGCACTGAATGCGGATTTCTTCGGGTTTGCCCCGGCACGCAACGGGTATTCCCGCCAGACCTGTTCGAACACATCCGGATAATCCACCCGTCCCACAGGCTGCCCGGTGTTTTCCGGGACTACCCGATCGGCTTCCCGCTGAATGGCGGAATCGGCTTCAGGCTGCTGCAGTTGGTGTGATTGTTCCGGCCTTGCGGTCATCGCCTGCTGCACAGCTCCCGAATCGGCTTTCAGCGCATACGCTGAATCGGCTTCCGGTGTCGTGCCTGCTGGCTGACCAGAATTTACGGTCTGAACATCCCCTGCCTGGTTCATGGTGTTTTTTTCGCCATGAACCATAGTGTTTTTGTCCTGTTCCTGTTCTTTCTCCTGCTCCTGTTCTTGGCTTCGAAGCCCCTTAAAAGCCCCTTCGAAGCCCCTTACAGAATTTCGGCTATTATTCCGCCTCACATCCAGATGGAAATCCGTTTTATATCTGTCGTAAAACGCTGACAGAAAAGCGTTTTCAGGTAATGATGCATACTCATTCCTGACACCTGCACAACGGTTATCGCCAGGCTTCAACGTTTCCCCAACCTGCCAGGCTGCCATTTCATGGACCCAGACCATCTCTGCATCATGGTCATAGCTACAAAAACCAGCTTCAACAGCCCTTTTAAGCCCCTTTGAAGCCCCTTCCAGACCAAGCCCGGTTTCATGAGCAAGGTATAAAACTGGCAGGTAATACAAACCCAGCATATTTGCGTGAGGGGATGTCATCAGGTAAAAAGCAACAACTTGCGCTTCTGCACCCGCCTTTCTAAGTTCTCTCCCCGTTTCTCCCAGCCAGAATCGCGGAGAAACTTTTGCGTAATCACGCATGGCTACCTCATCTGGTGCCGAAGCTTCCTCCGGATATAATCTGTGGTTCCCAATCGACAGAACCAGAGGAGGTTCGACATGTATTTTTTGAAAAGCCTTTATCAGGCTCATGTATTAAATGTTGCAGCAACAAACCGCTGGTGTAACAGCCCCGAAATGCTCCCGGATTACAGAGCCTGGCTGCGCGCAGAAACATACCTTCGTCTCGACATATTGATTAGCGAACTTCAAAAAGAGACTGCATCCATTCATAACCTTCAGGGTATCGACGCTGTTCGCATTCTGGTATCGCGCCATAGTGCTCTCTCAATAATTGAAGTGCGTCATCTCTCTTTTTCTGAACTGATTTTCTTGCTTCAACCAGCTCTGGAATCAGCGAATATCCCACCGGAAGTGATCCAATACCCACCTCATGTTGACGAGCAGTTACAAGATGTGCCATACAACCAGCGTGCTGGATTGACTCCCTGCTCAGAGGCTGAATGGGATCACTCTCTGCTGAAGAAATACCAAGATTTGTATAATCCTCAATAAGCCCGGCACACGCTTCTGCATCAGCCAGCTTTATTCTGGTTTCCTTGCGCTGTTCTCTGGCTGACAAACGCCAGAGCAGCGCATTAACTTTATGTATCAACCACTCTGCCAGCTCCACATCAGATAAACCGCCACGCCAGATGTGCGGACTGTTTTCGTAAACGCTCAGTGTCAATTTTTTGTCATTACTCATATTTATTACCCAATTAATGCACAGCCAGAGTGTTTCCTGCCGGGCCACCACGATTCATCTGATCGAACAGAACTATCGCTGATGCAACTAAATCATCGATATCTTTCACCAGCCGTTCCTGCGTCTCCACCAGCTCCCGAAAATAAGCGGAACTGTGGCTGCGCATTCGGGCCACCAGCGGAGGCGGCATCGCTTTTTCGATAGCTGGTAACAACGCCTGAATTTTTTTAACCGCGTCAGGGGTATCTTTCTCCAGCCAGCGGAAAATTTTCTGGGTATTACGGCCCAGGGCTTCCGGATGGCTGTCGTCGAACAGTTCAGGAAACGTCAGACCCAACTCGAAATAAGCCCGGGTTATTTCAGCTGCCGGAACTTTTTCACCGTCCGGATATGCCCAGGCATTCATCGCCATGCGGATGTGTTCATGCTTGATTTTCATGAATCAACTCCGGTGTATTTGATGTGTTAGCCTTATCTCCATCAGGCACCCCGTCAGTTGGATTCGGGTATAAATCTGGTCGCAATTCATGAGGAGTCACCCCAGTTGCAATATAAATTTGACGAACCCGTTCTCCCGTCGGTACTCGACCATTGTATTCATTTGCCCATTTGTGTATTTGAGACGGCCAAGCCCCTATTGCACGCCCTAGCGGACGAATACCACCAGCAATCTTTATTGCTTTGTCCAATGCTGTCATACAACCTCCAATTCAACTAACCTTAACAATTGTTCACTTAAAACGAACATAAGTCAACACCTCGAGGAATTGTTAGTGTTCACTGAACGGTTATAATTGCTAAATGGACATGAGAAAAAAGCAATACGACACCCCGCTAGCAGAAAGGTTAGATACGATCTCGCAACAGCATCATTTAAGTGGTTCAGATTTAGCGCGTATCGCTGGTGTAGGTCGTTCATCAGTCAACGCATGGAAAAAAAGAGGAACAATCAGTAAAGATTCCGCAGCCAAAATTGCGGAAGCTACAAACGTTTCCCTTTCTTGGCTACTGACAGGAAAAGAAGAGACAAATAGAGAGGCACTTGATGATGACGAGAAGGCCCTGCTTGATGTTTACAGAAGCCTGCCACCTGTAGAACGTAGAAATATGCTGGCAGCTTTTCAAATGCGACTTCAAAAACTGACCGAATTTTACTCAGAATACGTCGACCCAATAACAAGACAAAAATAATTCTTTATTTTACAGAATCATACCGCCGCAAGGCGGTTTTTTTTTGCTTTTCGCGCACTCATTATGTTGACATTTGTTCACCTTGGAAGAACAATGTATTCCATCAAAGCACAACGGTGCGACAGGTCTTAGTTCCGCTACCCCGGCGTTAAGGGGAAATGAGGTCAGCATGGATACTATCGATCTTGGCAACAGCGAATCTCTGGTATGTGGCGTGTTCCCCAACCAGGACGGTACGTTCACCGCGATGACGTATACCAAAAGCAAAACGTTTAAAACCGAAACTGGCGCGCGTCGCTGGTTAGCCAGAAACACTGACTGATGAGGTTGACGATGGAATTTAAAGATTTACCAATATCAATACAGGAAATGGCCGCTGATGTGATTCGCTCGCAACTGGCGCGGAACCCAATGATATTAGTAGATAAAGTGTTCATCATAAATTTATCAAATCATGTCCGCAATTCTTTTACCGGACTGTATTCAGATTCGTTCACAAACAATCATTGTGTAGAAAATAAAGCAAAGCCCATTGCAGAAACGATAACGCAAAACATCAATACGAAACAAACCGAAGAAGAAATTGACCAGTTTACCCGAGATACTGGCTTAAAATGCAGGAAAGAAAAATCGCCATATGCGGGGAATATGTTTGTTTATGACAACCTTATCCGAATTCGTGGCGAAATTCCGACTGAATACCTAGCAAGAATTCACCGGGCATTACTTAAAAATCTGGAAACGGAAGTATTTGATGGCAATACCAACGGCTCCTTCGTGGTGTCAACTCTCGCAAAAGAGTGGGATACAGATAATCGCTGGAATGTTGCCACATGGTTATTCAGCAACAAAGCTGCTGCCCTGGAAGCTGCGGCCTGTATTTGCGACCTGCTAAGGACAGACCGCAAATACAACCTGGATGTGTATAGCTATATTTATGCTGAACACTATCCGCTATGGATTAACTGGTAATTACAAAGCTGCACCAGCAGGGCCACGGCGACCAGCGCCACGATTGTAATCAATGATGCCATTATAAAGCGCATTATTTAATTTATCGTCGAATGCCGATTCTGTGAGCCCTAGCACTGAATGAGTTTTTAATAACCCTGATTGCCTGAGTTGATTAACCAGGCATTCAATCTGTTTTTCAATAATCGGATGTATTGGCTTGTTTGGCATTTTATCCTCCATTGAAGTTACTGGTTGAGAATGGAGACCACACGTGACAGCGTGTTGTCGTGCGCCGGACACGGATAAGAATCCGGCACTGACAGTTTACTGAAAGAATATATCCCTGAAAAGTCAGGGCATAACTCGAAAGCGCACGGCGGAGGTGTCTTTTCCTTAGAAGGCTTGTCGTTAGATTTCTTCGACCGTGCGCTTCCGGTTGTGGCACTCCGCGAAATGGCGCGGCGGTAAGTATGGCGGGGTTATCCTTACCCCATTAGTGGCACCGGGTTGTCAGGTTGACCATACGCTTAAGTGACATCCCCGCTGCAACAACCCATGTTGATTACCTTTTGGCGGGTATCCGTTTTTTGTTTTCCCTTGTGATACCCGCCCTTTTTAAAGTGAATTTTGTGATGCGGTGAATGCGGCTAAGCGCACGCGGAACAGTTAAAAAGGACAGTTGACATTCGTATTGGTTCTTATGGGTGGGTTATCTGTATCCGGCGTTAATTGTTAACTGGTTAACGTCACCTGGAGGCACCAGGCATCGCATCAACAAAATTCACTTCAGTGATGAAAGGTGAGAGAAAATGTTGAATGTAGCTATTGAAAACCAGAACGGGTGGAATTATAGTGCACCTGCACCTCATAAAACGGGTGCCGGGATTTGCACCCCGATGATCACTAGAGCGCATAACCGCGCCAAAGCGGTTTTTTTATGCGTAAAGCGCAGCCACATTCAGATTATGGTGGGGCGTATGGGGCCGTTTTCGGGCGGGCCGGATTCTCTAGTGACCGGTAGTGCAAACCCTGTACGTCTCACCACCCATGAGATTTGCACCTACGGTGGTGAGTTTACCAACTTATCACTAGAGGCTGCCATCATGGCTACTATCCCTACCCTGTCTCACCCTGACGTAACCATCGAAAACGGTCGCGCTATCACTACGTCTGTTGCGATCGCAGAGTTCTTTGGCAAACGACACGACAACGTGTTACGTGCCATCGCAAACATTGAATGCTCAGAAAAATTTAACGCCCTCAATTTTGAGGACGTAACGTACACCGACGCCAAAGGCGAAAAACGTCCAATGTACCAAATCACCAAAAACGGCTTCGTTTTCCTGGTGATGGGCTTCACTGGCAAAAAAGCCGCTGCATTCAAAGAGGCCTACATTGCTGAGTTCGACCGCATGGAGGCAGAGCTGCGTCAGAATAACACCCCACCAACTGACAAAATAATTCCTGGCGATGGTCGCACTCTGGTTGTTCGATTCGACGAACACGGCAATATCAAATTCACCGAAACCGTTCCTGATGGTGCAATGGTCTGTACTCTGGATACCTTCCAGTTTTATCTGGAGAAACAGGGATGGACACTTGTAAACCGGAGCGCAATTAGAAACATGACTGTCGAACAATTGCTGCGTATTAAATAGTTTTCTGGAATTTACTTCATATGACTAATTATTATGGAGATAATTATGATTGCTCATCACTTCGGAACTGATGAAATACCACGTCAGTGTGTGACTCCAGGCGATTATGTTCTTCATGAGGGCAGGACATATATTGCATCGGCAAACAATATTAAAAAGCGAAAACTTTATATTCGTAGCCTGACCACAAAAACATGCATAACTGGCTGCATGGTTAAAGTTTTCCTCGGTCGTGATGGATTACCTGTAAAGGCTGAGTCATGGTGATAGACAGGAAAATAAAATGCGCTTACCTCCTTTGCAATAAAGGATTTGAAGAAAGCAAAAGTATTAAAAACCACTTCATTTCATGCGTGGCGTTATCCAAACAACGGAAATGAAAAAAAAATATTGTAGTGAAATCTGTGCCGAAAAAGACCAGATGGCACATGAACTTTAATTAACTGACTGAACGAAACTGAATTTATGCCTGCAATGGCAGGGATTCGCTCAGCCTTAAAATAGTTATGAGGTTTATCAATGAGTATTGATAAAGAAGAATTTGCACTATATTGCGAAGCAAAAAATGACAAAGTCAGAAAACGCCTGGGAATTAAAGGCGGTTTTTACTGGACTACAGCAAAAAAATTATCTGTTGCAATCTCCCGCTGCATTACCGCAATGGATGACAACGATTATGATGAAGACGACTTTAAAAAACCGGTCCGAGTCCATTTACCCGTTGTGAATGACCTTCCACCGGAAGGCGTGTTTGATACGGAATTCTGCAACCGATACGAAAAAGGCGGGGAAGATGGCATCACAATGGTATTTATCGCCCCATCTCCCTCTGCGCAGGACAACCAGGTCAGCACTGACAATACCAATGTTAATGGCGAAGACATGACGGAGATTGAGGAGAATATGCTACTCCCGATTTCCGGTCAGGAACTGCCCATTCGCTGGCTTGCTCAACACGGCAGCGAAAAACCGGTAACGCACGTTTCACGCGACGAACTCCAGGCATTACACATTGCACGGGCTGAAGAACTACCAGCTGTTACTGCCCTGGCTGTTTCCCACAAAACCAGCCTGCTCGACCCGCTGGAAATTCGCGATCTCTACAAACTGGTTCGTGACACTGACAACGTTTTCCCTAATCCTGGTAATTCAGACCTGGGACTGATGACTGCTTTTTTCGAAGCATACCTGGGCGCTGACTACACTGATCGTGGTCTGCTTACAAAAGAGTGGATGAAGGGGAATCGTGTTTCACGTATCACCCGCACGGCTTCCGGTGCAAATGCCGGTGGCGGGAACAAAACCGATCGCAATCCGAATTTAGTACACACCTTCGATACGCTGGATGTGGAGATTGCAGCAGCCACACTTCCGATGGATTTTAATATTTATGAAATTCCGGGCAGCGTTTATCGTCGCGCAAAAGAAATCGTCCTGAAAAGAGAAAGTCCGTTCAAAGAATGGTCCGCAGCACTTCGCGCAACCCCGGGTATTCTGGATTATTCCCGCGCCGCTATTTTTGCACTTATCCGGAGCGCATACCCTGAGTTTTATCATTACCCGGGACGCCTTCAGAGGTATATCAATGCCTATTTAACGGAGACTGATCACGAGAACCCTACCGAGGAAACTCTCACTGCTGCACGACATACACCGGAAAAAGATATCCTGGAAGAAGTTAACCGCGAACTGGCCGCTGAACGCGAAACAGAAGAAGAAAAAAATAATGAGGAAAAATCACAACCGTCTGACGCAATGGCAGATGAACAGGCAACGACTGAAGCAATGGGACAGGATACAACTGAATATCGCCAGGACACTCAATCGCTGGATACTCAGGCACAGATAAATCCGGTTAATCAGGTAAAAGTTACCGCTGACGAAGTAAACAAAATTATGCAGGCAGCCAATATCAACCAGCCTGATGCCGACAAAATACTGGCAGTCCATCGCGGTGAATTCGTTGACGGAATTAGCGACCCGAATGATCCGAAATGGGTTAAGGGGATTGAAACCCGCGATTCTGTGAACCAGAACCTGCCAGAATCGGAACAAAACAGCCAAAATGCGTTACAAAACGAGCCAGAAACGAAACAGCCTGAACCAGAAGAGCAACAAGAACCGGAAAAAGTCTGCACCGCCTGCGGTCAGACCGGCGGCGGCAACTGTCCTGACTGTGGCGCGGTGATGGGCGACGCAACATACAAGGAAACATTCGATGAAGAGAATCAGGTTGAAGTTCAGGAAAATGATCCGGAGGAAATGGAAGGCGCTGAACATCCACACAAGGAGAATGCTGGCAGCGCTCAGGACCACGCCAGCGATAATGAAACTGGCGAGGCGGCAGATCACTCAATTAAGGTGAACGGTCATCACGAAATCACATCCACCAGCAGGACGTGTGACCATCTAATGATCGACCTCGAAACCATGGGAAAAAACCCTGATGCCCCGATTATCTCAATAGGTGCAATATTTTTCGATCCGCAAACCGGAGATATGGGACCGGAATTTAGTAA